AGCTATGCTTATTGAAGACCGTAAACTTTATAGTGAATGCAAGACGCTAGTATTTGACGAAGTGCGAGCTAAAAAGCTTGACAACGTCACTTGGAAAGAACTTGACGTACTTGTGCCACTGTTGTACAAGTACAAGCTTGCATTGAAAAAAGCTAACTCTAAAACCAAATAGTATGAAAAATCTAAAAGCACTTATTATAAAGCACTACCCACCAGTGGTATTGTTTCTCGCGATGTGTGTGGGCATTACAATTTTATTGTATGTCTACGCACTTATTGAATCAATAACAGCAATACACCCTATTTACGAATGAGTATACTTTTAAAAGCACACGCAATCACACACGATCGCAAAGAGGAAAAGCAAAGGCAGTACGGCCCCTTCGACGAATCAATGTCTAAGGCAGCCCGTGTCGCGTCCGAATTGTGCAACAAGCACATAAGCACAGAAGATTTTTACAAGTGCATGGTAGCGCTTAAAATAAGCCGTATGGCCTACAATCTTAAAGAGGATACTATGCTCGATGCAGTAGCATACATCTCAGCACTCGATGAATACAACAAAGCGAAAAATGAATAGATTTGAAAACGCCTACAAGAGCCTACTACTAGCGGTGCTAGAAGCAGGACGGCAAGACGCGTGCAATGATTAACAAAAGCCTCAAAGCAAACGTCTTTGACCCACCTATTATTACGGGCAAAAAAATCTTTTACGATAAGGCAGTAGCTGAGTGGGTATGGATGCAGCAAGGCCGTACAGATATTGAGTTCTTGCACCACTACGGTATTAAGTGGTGGGACAGCTATGCAGTTGAAGGGCACGTATACAGAAGCTATGGCTACCAGCTGCGCCAAAATCCCGACCAATTGAAGTACGTGGTTGACGAGCTTAAAAAACCTTTCAGCTCGCGACGTGCACGCATCAGCCTTTGGCAGCCGAGAGATATAAAGCTGCAAGCTATTCCTTGCTGTTACACTGAGTTTGACTTTATTAAGTACCCTGACGGTAAGCTGCAAATGGTGATGACTTTTAGAAGCTCCGATCTGTTTTTAGGCTTTCCTACCGGTATATAAAAGCATGCTGCTTGTTTCAGACCCTGCAGCGGTAGACGGTGTAGAGATTGAGATGACTGGACAAGGACCTTATATAAAAGCAGATTTAATACTATGAAACTAACAAATGAATTTCAGCCTATCAGAGAATGGGCACAAGCAAAAGGTATTTACGACAAAGGAGATATTAAGACGCAGTCGATTAAGTTCTATGAAGAAGCAGGGGAGCTTGCAAAAGCAGTGCTGAACGAAGACACTGAAGAGATACTCGACGCGATCGGAGACAGTATAGTTGTCCTTACAAGCGTCGCACATTTTGCAGGGCTGACCGTAGAAGAGTGTATAAACGGAGCATACAACGTCATTGCTAAGCGCAAGGGCACGATGCAAAACGGCACCTTCGTTAAAGAATAACGCTGTAAATGCCCCACAGCGTTATGTATTAATTTGGGGCAACACATAACAATAAGTATATGGCAAAGTTAGATTTTGCAAAAGGAGTATCAGCAGTTTTGACTGGTACAGCGAACTGGGCACGCTTGACAGAAGCGACAGGGCCCGATCAGTTAAGCGAGAAGTATCAAGTGGACTTGACGCTAGATGCTGACAGTATCAAAGCATTGGAGACGATGCGTATTTTAGAGCACGTCACTCAGGCGAAGTACGAGCAGCCGACCGTACGCTTGAAGACGAAAAACCTTATCAAGGTATGGGACAAGTCAAAGACGTTGTACACCGGTATGATTGGCAACGGCTCGACCTTAAGAGTACGTGCAACGATTAAGTCGTACGAGATGGGCGGCAAGAAAGGCCTCACAGTATATATCAATGAGGCACTAGTATTGTCTCTTGAAGAGTATGCAAGTGCACCTGACGAGTCTTTATTTGAAGGTATAGATGTAAGCCAGGAGATGCCTCTCGGTGCAACAGAGGTGCCTAGTTCTAAGCCTGAAGTAGCTACAGCTGCTGCAGCATTTGATAATCAAGAAGACGACGACCTGCCATTCTAATGCGTACACACGAAGTTATAACGGCAGTTGAAGAACACTTCGGCATTAACACATCACAGCGCTCTAGGCGCCGTGATGTTGTTGATGCGCGTATGGCAATTATGGTTGCCTTACGTCCGATGCATTCAATGGCTGAGATTGGAAGAATTTTTAGTTACACAACACGCAAAGAGGGTAAAACAGTATACCAGCCGATGAGCCATTGCACAGTAGTACACGCGGTGCGTCAGCACAAATGGCGCTACCATCCTGAACCTGCAAAGCGCCTGGTCAGCTACAGGCTGTACGGTGACATCTATGATTTTGCGGTCGGCTACCTCAACAGTGAGGACTTTAAGCCAATGACGCAAATCGACATGCGCACAGCTATCAGAGCATAAAGCTGCTGCGATCGAAGAAAAGATTTTAGCGATAGAGCAGGAAGCAAAGAAGCTGCTTAAAGGTTTACGTAAGGATTTAGTAAAGGTCACAAACGAGCGCGACCATTACAAAAGAGCTTTTACCCAGTTGTACAAAGAGAAGAAAGCAAATGAAGAAATGGTTTAGAAAGTTAAAGCACATGCGCTTTATTAATAGGTACCTCGCTGACCTAAGGTGGGAGATTATCAATACAGTGATAGCTTCAGCGCATACGGGTTTTACAGGTCTCACAGATAAGCACCTGGAAAATCTTGGGCTGCTTATTAGAAAATACGAAAGGAGAAGAAGATGGCTGAAGTTTTAAAGTACAACCAGTTTAAAGAAGGGGTCAAGCTTGTAGCATTGGCTGAAGTTTTAAAGTACAACCAGTTTAAAGAAGGGGTCAAGCTTGTAGCATTGCTGCAGGCGACCCTTGAACAAATGGACGTCATGAAAGACACGCCGCTGCACAAGCAAAGCATCAAGAACCTGATGCGTAACCTTGAGCAAAAGATAGAGCGTGCACTTCGTGGGCCTCTCGGTGCTTTAGACAACGAAGACCCTGAGCTGTTAAGTAAGATACAGTACAACATAGAGCTAGTGCTGGGTATGGACTTAGAAGAGCTGGCAATGTTACGAGCTGAGGTTGATGACTATAGAAATAGTAAGGAAGAATGAGAGCACTTATTTTAATAGCAGCCCTGGGCCTAACCGCTTGCAGTAAGCCCGTGTACCAAACCGGTACACTAACGAAGGGGAACCCGGATAACAGCTATTTAGACACTACTAAAGTATACGGCTGTGGGGACTAATATAATAGCACTGTGCTACCGCGATCTAGAAGAGAACGGTATAGAAAATGATTGATATAATAATAGGTATAACAGTTGTACTGGCCTGGAACGGCTACCTGGTATACAAATGGTATAAGAATGAAAATACTTGAACTGCCAAAAATGCTTTTGCAAAAAATAAGCTTCCCTTTATCGATGAACTTATAGCTGAGCGCCTGACCGGTGTGATACCTCAAAGCTTCACCTCAGAAGCAATGAAGCACGGCATACTCTACGAGCCTGAAGCTATAAGAGTATACGAAGAGGTGACGAAAAGAGTGGTCGACGAGATAGGCTTTTGTGTACACGACGATTACGACTACATTGCTGTATCTCCCGACGGTCTTATAAAAATAGACGGCAAGTACAAGGGCGCTGTCGAGGTCAAGTGTCCGAGCAGTAAAAAGCACGTAGAGTACATGCGTATCGATCGCATACCTTCAGAATACAAGCGTCAAGTCATTCACTATTTCGTAGTAGTTGAAGACCTAGAGTGGCTGGATTTTGTGTCTTACGATCCAAGGCTCGACCAGAAAAAGCTTCATATTCACCGCGTAACACGCGAAAAATTGCAAGAAGATATAGATGCCGCGCTGCAGGCATATATTGACTTATACAACAAATTACTAGCCTATGAAGAGCAAATTATCACAGGAAGCCTTTGATGCCCGCTGCTGGCATCATATAAAAGACTATTTTAAAGCGCTCGATAAAGAGCACATCATTAACGCAACAGAACACTCGATAGCAAAAACACATGGACGTCCCGAAGAATCTTAAAGAACTTGCAGTGAAAAGCACCCACTACTACCTCCACATGTATTGGTTAAGAAGCGTTTTAAGGACACTACAGCCAACGAGCTGACCAAGACTATTATTTGGGACATGTACCACGTCAGAGAGGGTGTAGCATACCGTATCAACAACGGTGCCGTGTACGATCGCAAGAAGGGCGTATACCGCAAAGGTGTACAGCGTAAAGGTGTGCCGGATATTATAGGCATCATTAACGGGCGCTTCTTTGGTATAGAGGTAAAGATTGGTAAAGACCGCCAGTCTGCCGATCAAAAGGAGGTAGAAAAAGAAATCCAAGCTGCAGGCGGTGTGTACTTCATTGCTAAAAGCTACGACGACTACCTAAACAAAATAGCTCAATATGATTTACGAGAGCCATAAATACGGTGCTTTAACAGAATTGCGCTGTGC